TAAATGAAGATGTACCATGGGTTCGTATTTGGACACACGGTTTCAAAGGTCCCGGTGGATGGTATATCGAAAACTCTTTAACCACTCTTGGTAAAGATGATCCGGTATCGAAAGCAAACACAGCTTTGTGGAACTCTGGTATTGATTCTGATAAGAACATAGCTAGAGAACGCAGACGTAAACTCAACTACTATTCCAATATCTACATTGTGGAAGATGCAGCTAATCCAGAGAATGTTGGAAAAGTATTTCTGTTTCGTTACGGAAAGAAAATCTTTGAGAAGATTACTGGTGTAATGAATCCAGAGTTTGCAGATGAAACTCCACTCAATCCATTTGATCTATGGGAAGGTTCAAACTTCAAGATGAAGATGCGTCAAATAGATGGTTTTCCAAACTACGACAAGTCTGAGTTTACTGATAAGTGTCCCTTAGATGGTGATGAGAAGAGGTTGGAAGATATTTGGAAACAACAGTATTCTTTAACTGAGGTTACTGAAGAAAAGAATTTCAAGAACTATGCAGAACTTGAAGCTCGATTCAATACTGTTATTGCTCATGAGGGTAAAGAGTTGGCTAGTACAATTGAAGAAAGTTCTGAAGGAGAATCTAATGAAAAAACAGATGATACTCTGGACTACTTCAAGAAGTTAGCAGAACAAGAATGATCTGAGAAGTGAGAAGGGAGAGTGCAACGCTCTCCCTTTTTAATCAGTTAGTCACTAAGTGTAAAACCTTTAAAACCAAAAGATAATCCAGTATCTATGTTTGGAGCGAATGGACTCTGGGGAAGAACTGGTGCTAATGTGGATTGATTGGTTGACGCATTAATAACTGCTACACTACCATTACCATTATTACCATCATTTCCATTTCCTCCCATTCGCAGAGTCATTGCGTGATCCGCCATCATTCGTGCTCTTGCTATTTTATTTTCTGCTCTAGCTTCATTACTTGGTTGTAGATGTATATGATTTCCTTCATTAATAAGTTTAGCTCCCGGGTATAAATCAGCAACAAGTTTTTCTAATGTTGAAAATCCAATTCGTTGGCCATCTTTCGTTGGCCAACTAAAATCTATTCCAGTTCCATGTTGGTGACTTGATTTAAATCCAGATGTGAATAGATGACTAAGTGCTTTTTCTCTATCTTTTTTCCCTTCAATGCTTTGGGCTTCACCTGTAATATAGTAGTCTTTATCCTTTCCTTCTTTTAAGGCCAAATATTGTAAGTGTTTTCCCCATCTTGACCTGTACACTTCTAAGTTTCTTAGCCCCATCATGGCATTCTTTTGTTGTTTTTCAGTACGAGAGCCAGATGTCAAATTAAATTTACTAAATTCTTCATCCATAAATAATTTGTGAAGTCCCATGGTTATGTTTTGTGTTTTTTCCATCATGTTATTCCAACCAGCCATACCCATTTTGTCTGACATTGACATCATTTTGTTATTGCTCACACCCCACCCTACACGACCTTTTTTAGTCCAACTATCACTTAATGATTGTTCTTGTCTTGTTCTTCTTTCTTTTCTTGTTCCAAAAATATCTGGTGTAATTCTGTTCCACAAACCCCTAAAGTTTAAGCTATGACCATCTTCAGCAATGAGGTCTGAAGGCGTACTCCAATCAATAACTTTTCCTTTAGGAGCTGTGTCCCCACCTAGTGGTGCTGAAGGTGTTTCTCCTCTAAACATTTTTAACATATTTTGCTGTCGTACTTTCATGCGGGCAAGCATATCACCTTTCCCTGGCATCCAATTCGGCATAAATTCTTCAACAACAGACATAGCAAGTGATGATGTAAGTTCCAGAAATATTTCCATGACATATTTTAAAAGTTTGCCTAGAACTTTACCTAGTTTTTTTGCGATAGATCCCTGTTCACCATCTGCACCAATATTAGGTTGTAATTTATCTCTTAGAAAACCATAATAACTTGTTGCACCCCAACTTTCTACATTTGTAAATTCGGCACCTTTACCAATTAGTATATATTTAAAAAGTGTCCATATACCTTTAACCATATGGCCTGCCATTTTTCCAGTAGCTACCACATTTGATTTTTTGAAAATTTCTTTAATAACTCCTAGAACACCACCAGTCATTTCACCATCTTTTTCTTTTCCCAACATAAACTCCCAAAGAGCATCACCAACACCTTCTTTCCATTTATTTTTGTGTTTGTTAGTCCACATTTCATTTATTTTGTCTGGTAATGTTTTAAAAAAATCTGTTATTGGTTTAGTAACACTTGCTTGAAAATCAAATTCATTCTTCCACCAGTTTGTTACTTTATCCCAACCTGTAGTTATCTCTTTTACTATTCCATTATCTTTTTTCCAAGTGTCCCATGTAGTTGTTATTGGTGTAACAACAGAGTTTTCAAAACTATAATCTTCCCACCATTTTGTGACTTTATTCCATGTACCAGCTGGATCAGCTATTGCATTAGCAAAGTCTTTAGACCATTTTTCCATTTTTTTGGCTGCATTTTCTGATGTAACATAACCAAGAGTAAAAAATTCTACAATTTGACCTAGACCTTGATAAAATCTTTCAGCATATGATATAATATTATCATTATTTAAATCTTTTGCACCTCTCCAACCTTTTATAAAATTCCAAATACTAGCAATCCAGAAAAAGGGTTTTAGCATCCATTTAAAAGCTTTTAACATACCACCAAGACCACCTTTAAAAATGCCGAGTATTTTTCCGAACCCTTTTATCATCCATTTGGCTGCTGTGAATAATGGAAATATTGCAAGCCACCAACCACTTTTAAAGAGTTTACCCATACCAGAGAACATACCTTTTACTCCACCAACCATAGCTGCTCCACCAACTTTTATAGCTTTTCCAGTAGCAGCTGTGGTAGCGCCTAGTGCAAGTTTTAATCGTTTAGCCTCAAACTTATCTTCTGCTGACATCCCAAATACTTTTTTGAGTTGTATCAGAACTTTATTGGAAAGTTTAGTGACTTCGACTTCTTGTTCTTCTTCTGCCATTGGTTATCCTTTTTGTTGTTGGTCTAGCCTTTGTTTTTCTTCTTTAACATGATTTAGGAGTAAATTAACATAAATATCTCTCTCCCATGGTATCATGTTTTCAAGTTCTGTTAATGAATAATTATAGTGTTGCATCATGGTAAAATTAGTCATCATTAAACTTGATAAGTTTTCATGACAAAGGCCTATACGAAAAAACTTTGTAGCCCCGAAAGTGTAATGGTTTCTTTATAACTACAAGTTTTATCCTTTTTCTTCTTGGTACAATTTAATTTGAACTCATGTTTTAAGACTGGCATAGTATCAAAAAACTTTGAAATTTTTTGAAAATGTGTATCAGTTAATGAATCTATGAAATCATTTATTTCTTTTTCTGTATGATCTTTAAGTGGATATGTATTATCTTTATCATAGATATAATCAATACATCTTGTTACCATAGTAAATATTCCTTCAATTTCACTTTTTTTATCTTCTTGTATCTCTTGTATCATTTGTTGCATTTCAATTGTTGGATATTTCATTACAACACCAAGATCAGGATCTAATTCAATAGTGTTTGTATGTTCTGGTGTCTTGATGACTTGAACATCTTCAGTATTAATATTAACTTCAAGTTCTGTTTTGCATTTAGGACACTCATACTTTAAATCAATTACTTCTCCTTTTGATTTAGCTCTTAATTGTAAAAAGATAAATTCTAAATCAAATGTTGGCATTTCATCTACATTAACATCACCATATAAACAATTAGTAATAATTGTTCTAATAGCATTAATTATATTTGTTTGATTTTCACTTTCTAATGCTATCAATAAAACTTTTTCTTCTTTAACCAGAAAAGGTCTGTACTTAGCTTTCTTTTCTGTTGATGGTATTGTTAATTCATATTGTGGTACTGCAATTGTTGGTAATCCCATTTCATTATACTCCTATATAAAATGATGTTAATAATCTTATCCCCCACCTCTAAAAGCTGAACCAACAGCTCCACGCATCCATTCTTTTCCAGTTTTTTGTCCGAGAACTTCTCTTGCAAATTTTTGTTCTTTAGTAAGAGGATATTGATCCATTGTAAATGGATTGAAGTCAGCTTTGAAGGTACGATATGTTAAAGTAACATTCATACTCATAACAGTATCATTTGTACCATAATCTAATTGTATTGGATCGACTTGTCTTGGATAAGCTTCAAACAATGTCCATTTAGATGAAACTTCATTTTTTTTATCATAACTTATACCTTTTTTCTCGTAGAGTTCTGGTTCACGCTTAATTGGTTTCTCAGTTAACTTCGGGGCAGTTAGTCCTAGATTATGTTCACCACCTTTGGAACCTAATCTACTTAATTGTTCGATTGTAATTGTTGTGGTATATGCAGAAGATTCTGGGTCTGCTATATCAACACCATAATAACCTTTACGATTAGTTACTGGATCAACAATTGCATCTATCCAGTTTTGAAAAAATTCTAATTCTTGCATATTTTCACTACAATAAAACCCAAGAATAATATCAGAGTATATTCTATGATATGCGGCTGAACGAAAACCAGTATCTTTATCTGTTAGAGCTAAATTACTACCAGGAATTTGTGCTTGGTAACAGTTTATTCTGAATTGTGGTTGGATTGCTGTTTTAACATTTCCTATAGTTACACGAAATAGATTTGGTCTTGCAAAACCTTGTTGAATATTTGCTTTAATTTGGCTGATGTTCATACTTTCTCCGTTGTGTATAAATACTAGTGACACACTATATTTATACAACTACTATGAATTATAAGAAATCAATTGGCCGTTATAAGGTACATAATAAAGCAAAATACGTAGCTGATCTGCAAGAAGTGATATATAGATCATCATGGGAGCTTAAGTACATGAAGTATCTTGATAGACATCCATCTGTATTGGAGTGGGGTTCAGAGAATGTCATTATACCATACTATAACCAGATTGAGAAGAAAACTAGACGATACTTTGTCGATTTCTATGCTAAAGTAAAGAACGCAGAAGGAGAGATTAAACAATATATCATTGAAGTGAAGCCGTTGAGTCAATGTAAGCCACCAAAGAAACGAAAGAGAATCTCTATTAAGTATAAGAATGACTTGAAACGATTTATAATGAATCAGTCTAAATGGAAGGCAGCTCGTAAATGGGCTGAAAAACGTGGTATGGAGTTTGTTGTTTTAACTGAAAAAGAACTGGATATTCCATCAAAATCTTATAAATATAAACGAAATGGCACAAGCAATAAAACCCTCAGTAGGGTTAAAATTAAAGAAACATCAAGATAAAGTAATTTTGGGAGCATTGGTTGGTGCTGCAAAATTTAAAGGTCTTAGACTTTTCTTTTCAAGAATTACATCTGCATTTACATCTGGCCAAGTAAAAGATTTTGGTTCTGTTGGACAAGTGAAGGGTGTTAATAAAATAATTGCAAAATTTACTATGTCTGAAACAGGCATCTATCGTAAATTATTGGAGCCAATTGGATTTCCACGATTAGGAATAGTAGATGGAAAAGTAAGTGGTTTTGTTGGAAGTAAATCAGCTGCAGCTGCTCGTGTTGGTACAGTTTCAGTAGATACTAAACCATTTCAAAAGAAAATAGTAGCCAATCTTCAACAACATATAGATTATTTAGAGAAAGAATCATTTTTTCAGAAGGCACATAAAGAAGCAAAACAAATGGGCATTATTGGAAGAAATGAATTGGCGAGAAGATGGTATCATGATTATGCATTAGAACAAGGTGTTAATTATCGTTCTTTTCAAATGTTGAGAAAGGGTGGTAAAAGAATTAGTGATAGGAAGTTAGGTCGAATGTATTTCTTTCGTTATACACCAAACAAACCATACGAAACATATGATGAGTTTCCATTGATTTTTATGTTGTATGAAGATGCAGATAATTTCTCTGGTATTAATTTTCATTACTTGAGTCCAAAGTTACGAGCTATACTTCTTGGTCATATGTTAATGTATATGTCAAACAAAGATTATACTGAAAGAACAAAAATATTTGCAAGAAAGTTTCGTGATGTTATTAAAAAGAATAAACGATTTCGTCATGCAAAAGTTTCATATAGACAGTATAGAAACGATCAAGTTCAATCAAAAGTAATTCAAGTTCATCCATTAGATTGGGAGTTAGCTATCATGGTGCCAACAGAAAGATTTAAAACTATAGGTGGTGGAAGAACAGCCAGTAAAAAAATCTGGTTTAAAACAGCAAAAGAAGCGAGGGTTGTATAATGGCAGTTACAGGGTTTCAACATAAATATCCGATGGATTTAGAAACAGGTGGGATGGAGTCTTTTTTTCCTGAAGCTATTAAATTTACTTTTAATAAAAGATTGGGTGTAAATTTTGATGGAGTTATGCAGGATATTAAAACCAAGTGGAATGAATCAGGTGCTTTCCAAGATCATTCTAATAGAATGGGTTGGTTGAGTGGTCAGTTTGCAGATTTGAAAAGTCGTATGGCCTCAAGGCTTGATGGTGGGACTACAATAAAACATGAATTTATTGGTGTGAGTACAGGACAGGCAGCCATAGTTCCTCAAGAGGAAGAACGAAAAATATATGAATCTTATAGACAGCAATTTCCTGGTAAGGGAGATCCCGAAGAAAGTGCTCAAGAAATAATAAAAGAAGGTGTTGCTTACTTATCTCTTGCAAGTGATGCTTTAAAAGAAGTTCGCAGACAAAATTCTCTAATTGATCCATTGGGTTCTGTATATTTAAATATGCCTAATAATATTGCATTATCAGAAGAAGCTGGATGGGGTGGTGAATCACTTGGTGTAGTAGGTGCTTTGACTAAAGGTGGATTAAAAAGTGGTGATGGTGATATGGTATCTAGTTTATTAGGTGCTGGTGCTGGTTCCGCTGGACAAATATTAGCTGCAGCTGGTGGTGGTATTGTTGGTTCTGTATTGGGCAAGATGGGAATCGCTATGGGTGGAATAATAGGTATGGTTGGTGGTGGTGCAATACAAAAGGGAGCAGAAGCAGCTTTTAGTGTAGCACAAAATCCATATATGGAAATGATGTTTTCTGGAATTGGTTTTCGTCAGTTTAAATTTGATTTTGTTTTTCATCCAAGACATAAAACAGAAATTAGAGAAGTAGGAAAAATTATTCAAGCCTTTCGTAAACATTCTCGGCCGAAATGGGTTGGGGGTATGCTTGGTAAATCATTCATGGAGTATCCACAAGAATATCAAATTCATTTTCTGACTGGCTTTAAAGGATCGTGGATACCAAATCAACATTTACCAACATTAAAACCATGTGTATGTTCTAATGTTGAAACAAATTTTACACCAAATAATATTTGGTCAGCTTATAAAGATGGAGCTCCAGTTGCTATTACATTAGGACTATCATTTCAAGAAAAAGAATTGTATATGGCAGATGATGTTGCATCAGAATGGCCTGCAAACGAAGCAAAAGGTGAAAGTTCTGATGAAAGTGCAAGAAGTATGTTCAACCAGTATGTGAAAGATACAGCTGATCCAGTTCCTTCATTCAATAATTCGTAGAGGTGCATAATGGCATATTTTAGATACTTTCCAAAGGTAGCTTATGATGTTCGTGGAATAGATAATAATGAACAATATGATTTGGTTACAAATTTACTTTCGCGTGTTCTTGTTAAATGTCATGGATGGGCTGATTTAGATGGTTCGGCACATGAAGCATTGGTTGGTATTTGTCATTATGAAAAATATCTTATAAGAGATGGTGATAGACCAGATACACTTGCAGATCAATTTTATGATGATTCAGAATTACATTGGTTGATTATGTATGCTAATGGATTGAGTATTACTAATCCTTGGTATGATTGGCCAATGCCACATCTTACATTGTCTAAGTTTGTTACTAAAAAATATGGTGCTGGTAATGAATATGGAACGCATCATTATGAAGATACAAATGAATATACAGTAGATTACCAAGACCAGACAGGTGCAGTTGCAGAAATATCTACCGTGGCAGCTGGTGCAACAGCTGTGACTAACTTTGTGTATGAAGAAAGATTGAATGATTCAAAGAGAACAATTAGAATTATGCAACGACAGTATATTGATTTAGTAATAAATGAATTTCAAAGATTATTGGTAGCAAATTAATGAGGGTTTATTATGCCTAAACAGTCATCTGTATCTGATGTTACAATAAATAGTGTTACTTTAGAATCTTCATCATTTTTTGGTGGAGCTCCTTATAATTTAGTTCCACATATACGAGAAATAAATATTTATGAGAGTTTATTTTCAAACGCATTAACAGCGAATGTTACGCTCGATGAATCTCTAAATCTTCCAGAAAAATTTCCGATTGTTGGTGAAGAACGAGTAATGTTTGATATTTCAATTCCCGGAATGACTCAAGTATTTGATGATGGTACTTCTCTTGCCAATGAACTTCCAATGTATGTCCACAAAACCTCTAATCGAAAATTAACAGCACCACAAAGTCAAGCACTTTCTCTTGAATTAGTATCTACTGCATATATGAAAAATATTCATTCACGAATAAGTAGAGCATATTGTGATATGAAGCCTAATAAAATTGCATGGGATATATATGAAAAATATCTGCATTTGGCTCGATGGACAAGTGGAATATTTGAACCAACTGAACGAATTGAACAATGTGTTATTCCAAACTGGTCGCCATATAAAGCACTTAATTGGTTAGCGGGTAGATCAACTTCATTAAAGAATCCAGAGTGTGCAAATTATGTATTTTATGAAACTATGTCTGGTTCTCATTTTAGAAGTATAGATAGTATGATAGTGAAAGACTCTATGTTATTACTCTCTATGGAACCTGCAGCTACTGATCCACATAAAGTAGAATATTTATATAATCAAGTAGTAAAATGTGATTCTATTGATCTTGTTCATCAACCAGAGATGGTTAAAAATATCAATCGTGGATGTTATGCATCTAAATTAATTACACATGATATTGTAACGAAAAAAATTACACAGCATAGTTATGATTTATTTAAAAGTTGGAAGAAAACTGCACATTTAAATAAGATACCTCCAGTTTTGTTTGCACCAAGAGATAAAATAACATATGGTGAAGGTGTTAAACCTGTTTCTTTTGGTCCTTCAAGTGATAAAAATAAAGAGAATAGATCAACTAGCTCTAGTTTAAATAATTTTCATGATAGTGTAGTTTTATTTTCACCAAAACATAATCAGATGTATGCAAAGAATCCAAATCATTTTTATGATAATAAAGTTGAAGATTGGAGATTACAACGAAATTCACAGATGACATTATTTGATGGTACTAAATTTTATATACAGATGGGTGGCCTTCCACTTCTCCGTGTTGGTATGTGTGTTGATATTCATATGATGTCACCAGAGGCTTATCGAAAACATGAACATTCAGAAGATGAAGTATTAAGTGGAAAATGTATGATTACAGCTCTTAAGCATACAATAACACAAATTGGTGGAAATACAGAATATAAAATGGTTTTAGAACTATGTAAAGATGGGATGGGAAAATAATATGGCTAATATATATGGAAATTTTGTTTGGTGGCAGGGTGTTGTAGAAGATCGTGTAGACCCGTTGATGTTGGGTAGATGTCGTGTTCGTATTCTTGGTTATCATACAGATGATATAAAAGAAATACCAACTGATGGTTTGCCGTGGGCTACCATAATGCAACCAACAACCTCTGCAGCTTTAAGTGGAATGGGTACGACACCATTAGGTCCTGTTGAGGGTACATGGGTTATTGGTTTTTTTCGTGATGGTGAAGATGCACAAGAACCAGTTATCATGGGTACGATTGGTGGAATGCCTGAAGAAGGCCCCGATCCAAACAAGGGGTTTAATGATCCAGATGGTATGTATCCATTAGATGATTATTTACCAGATCCGGGACGAGAAACAGAGGATGGGACAGTTGTACCAAAACCTGCTGAACCAGATACTAACAGACTTGCAACAGGTAATGCTATCATACCAACTTATAACTCTGATTGTCTTACTAATGATAGTGTACCACGATCAAATGGTGAACAAGAATATGGTTTGGAATGGAAAAGAGCAACAAGACAAGAGGCAGTACCAAAAGCTCTCGCTGGTAATTTAAGTTCGTCAATAGAGAATACAAATGAGAAAATCTATGCAACGAATGTTGGTGGAACAACGAGTAATTTGGAAGCAAATCTTGATACTTTTGTAATTGCCAGTTTAGATATTACAAATGCTGGTTCTGGATATGTTACAGCTCCTGCTGTTGTTTTTACCGGTGGTGGTGCAACTACGGCAGCATCAGCAACTGCATTTATTGATGAAGATGGTGAAGTATATAATACAGTAGTTGATAGTGTTGGTGTTGGATATACAGCAGTACCAACAGTTGGATTTTCTGTACCTCCAGAGGGTGGAACTCAAGCTACGGCTACTGTAAATATTACTGGTGAAGATATATCTGGAATTGTAGAAGAAAAAGATTTAGACTCTGCTACTTATGCAGATGATGAAAATTATTATTGGAATGAACCACATCCTAGATATGGTGGAGTTAAAAAAAGTAAAACAGAATTTGCAACGAAAGAATCTTCAACTTATCCTTATAATCATGTACGAGCATCTGAACAAGGTCATGTTGAAGAATGGGACGATACTCCTGGTGCAGAACGATTACATAGATATCATTGTTCTGGTACATTTGAAGAAATACAAGCAGATGGTACGAGAGTTGTTAAAGTCTTAGGTAATGATTATGAGATTGTTGCCGATGACAAAAATGTATTAATTAGTGGTGCTTGTAATGTAACTGTTGAAGGTGATTGTCGTTTATTGACTATGGGTAGTTTGGTTCAGGAAGTGAGAGGTAACTATCATTTGAATGTTGCACAAGACCTGAGAATCAAAGTTGGTGGTAATATGGTTCAAGAAATAATGTCTGCTCGTAAAGTGAAAGTTGAGAAAGATGATGATTTGAAAGTTGGTGTGAGTCAAGTAATTAATGTTGGTGTAAATGCAAAAAAACAAATTGGTAAAGATTATTCTGTTATTGCTGGTGGTGCTTTTAGTACCACTAGTGGAGCCAATACTACAATAAATGCTGAAACTTCAGTATTTATAGATGCTATACTTAATACTGATATTGCAGCTGGTGCTATAGCTAGTATGGGAGGTGGTATAAATGTTAATATTACTGCAACCGCGTTGATTAATATTACTTGTCCAGTTGGTATTATTAATGTATTAGCTGCTGATATTAATATTATTGGTTCAGCATTGGTTAATATAGCTGCGCCAATGATTACTAATGTTGCTGCTGGTATGTTTAGTGCTACAGGCCCTGTTATTCTCGAGGAGTCAATGGGACATCTTGTTTTAGCTGGTGTATACGTAGCTGAATGTGGTTTAATAGAATTAAATTAAGGATAGAAGATGGCAAGTTGTGGTATTAGTTTAAATTTAAGTAGTTTAGAAGGTAGTATTACTGGACATATTAGTACTGCTCTTGGTTTCGCTGGTTTGTCTGGTATTCCTTTTATGCCATTAGCAATAAAAGTTGCTATGGCTGCATCCAATGGTAATCTTCTTGGTGCTATTCAAATCATGGTGCCATCAGGTGCGTTTGATGGTATGTGGAGTGGTTTAAGAGATGAAATTGGCCTAGCAATGATGGATGCACCAATGCAGTGGTCAGATGGTAGTTTTGTTGATGCTGCTTCTGATGGTACTGGTTTTTTTAGTTCAATTAAAAAAACTGCTGATGAGTGGGGATCTGGTCTTTCTAAATTTGCATCAACTACTGGATTAGATCAGTTATCTGGATTTGTAGATATAAATGTTACAGATTTAGCTAAATCAGCAATTGGACTTGGTGGATCATTTGATTCGTGTGATTTTGGTACTTCTGGTATTCAGAATTTTTTTAGAGATCCTTCAACTGGAACTATTAAGTTACTAGCTAACTATGCACCAAAACTTGGTGATACTAGTGTAGCAGCTGGTAATAATGTACTTGGTTTAGCATTAGAACTCAATACTGCATTTCAATCTGGAAAGTTTAAAAATGCATTGGATTTGAATGTTCAGATAGGTAATGTGATATCATCTGGTACGAACTATGCATTGGATTCAATAAGTGGAGCAGTAGATATAGACCCCAGAGATTTAAATAATATCAAACAGTATTTGGGGGGTCAGACATTACCTGCATCTCTACAACGTATGACTAAATCATCTACTGGTGTACGACAGCTTACAGATAAAACTAATTGGACAAATAAGGTGCATGACAAAGTAATTAATCGTTTCCCACGGGCTTCGGGTGGAGTAGATAATGGATTAATAGTTGCAATTGATTTTGCTATTTAAGGAGAGAATATGACTATAGAATATACATATGGACTTGAACCAAAAAAATATGATAGTAAAAGTTTTGATTCTGTTAGAGAATCAGACAGAAGAGCTGCAGAACATCTTCAAGGTACTGCTGGTGTCGTTAATCCATTAGAAACACAGATTGCATTTCCATCTGGTTTAGGTGATTATGTTATTACTGATGGTGGTTCTGGATATTTAACTCCACCGACTGTTACATTTGTGAACTCTGGTAGTTTTCGTGGTTCTGGTGCAATAGCAACAGCTACTGTAGAAGCTATTAATCCATCTGCTATACCACCTACAGATGGTTCAGTAATTGGATTTACTATAACTAATGTTGGTTCTGGATATACGACTATACCAAAAGTTGTTCTTACTGGAAATGAGATTGTAACCACATTTGAAGATGATGATATTAATTTTACGACTGATGTAATTACCAAAGTAGCACATGGTATGTCTGATGGTGATCGTATTCATTTGACAACTGATAATGTGTTACCACTTGGTCTTTATACTACAGATGCATATGGTAATATAGATGCAAATCCAGATTTTTATGTGAGAGATGCTACAACAGATACATTTAAATTGTCTAAAACTTCTGGTGGAACTGCTGTTGACATTTGGCCAAGAGATGCAAAAGGGACGGCACTTGGAGCTACTGGTGTTGCAGCTGGTGAACCTACTAGTCATATGATAGTTGCTATTTTAGTAGTTTCAACAAATAATGATAGAGGTCGCCGATATTCATCTGCACCAACAATTACAATTGGAGCTCCCCCAACTGGTGGAACTCAGGCAACTGCGACTTGTACTTTAACAGATGATGGTATGGTTGATATAGTTACTATAGTTAATCGTGGTCTTGGTTATATAACTGCACCGATTGTTACATTTTCTGGTGGACATGGAACACACACTATAAGAAAAGGTGGTGGAGTTACCGTTACTGCAAAAATTGGTACTGGTGCAACTGCTGTTCCAATTACAGATGCATCTGGTACTATTACTGATATTACAGTATTGACAAGTGGTGGTGGAACAGGAGCTGCTGCAACACCATCTATTACAGGTGATAGTGTTACTGGTACATCTGGTTTATCTGGAGGATCTGGATATGGTTCACAACCTACAATTTCGTTTACTGGTGGTGGTGGAACAGGAGCTGCAGCTTCTGCAAATATTTCGGGTGGTGCTGTAACTAGTATTACAATTGATGCACCTGGTGCTGGATATACATCTGCACCAGCCTTGGTATTTAATAATACTGGAACAGGTGGAACTGGTGCAAGTGCTACTGCTGTATTGGAAGTTCATACATATCTAACATCTATTACATTAAATTCTGGTGGTTCTGGATATACATCTGCACCAGTAGTTGTGTTTGATAATGTTGGAACAGGTGGTACTGGTGCGACAGCTACTGCAACTACATTAGATGGTATTATAACTGGTGTTATAGTTACCGCTGCGGGAAGTGGTTATACATCTTTACCAGCTATTTCATTTTTTGGTGGTGGTTCATATGTTGATACTACTGTTTCTATTACTGGAGGGGGTGGAACAGGAGCAACTGCAACAGCAACTATTCTTGGTGGTGCAATTAGTGATGTTACAGTTACCGCTGCTGGTACGACTTATGCATCATTATCATCTTTGGCCAATCGGTTACCTCCATTCCAAGTTAATATAAATGATGAAATATCTCAGAGTAATTCTGATACAGCACAGATTGATGTTTGGCTTAGTACATCTGGTGGTTCTGGATATACATCACAACCAACTGTTGCGTTTACTGGAGGTGGAGGTTCTGGAGCAGCTGGTACTGCTAATGTATCTGGAGGTGCAGTAACATCAATAACTATTACAAGTGGTGGTTCTGGATATAGTTCAGCACCAGGTATAACTTATACAGGTGGAGGTGGTAGTGGTGCAGGTGGAACTCCACAGATGGCTGGTGGTTCTGTATTGTCTGTAAGATTGATTAATTTGCCGATTCCATGGGAGGATGCTGGATATACAGCTGGAGATTTAGTTACTATAAAAGCCTCTATTACTGCATATGTAACATCATTAAATAATTGTAAAACTGCCGTTGATGCTATGCTTGCAAGTATCGGCCCAACAACTGGTACTTTTAGACAACATAACGAGAGATGGTGTGGTATACAAGACATAGGTGTAAATCCTTATATACCAAATTATTATATATTGATGGTAACTGCGATGAGAATGGAAAAAGAAAAAGACAAATTTGGTGTACCCTTTGAAAATTATGTTGTAAAGATACTTAATTGTCTATTTACTGCTGATGATACAATAGACACGGCTACTGAAAATATGTTGTCAGATCCTCCGTGGTCTGGTACTCCATATGATCTTGCAATTTATGGTGTACAAGCTATAATTTTAAATGCAACTTCTGCACCATCTGCAATTTTAACTGTTATTAATGGTTTTGGAACAAAAATTGGTGTATATGAGGCATTGGTAGTTGCAGATAACGCTGCTTTCGCAGCCCATGTTACAAACGATATGGCTGAATGGGCCGCAGCAGAAAACTTTATGGGTGGAGTACAAGATGGTAAGAAACATAATGGTTGGTGGGTTGATCCATATCGTAAATTTGTATATCCAAATGTTGTTGGAAGTCAGACTGCAAATGAACTTATTGAAGATATAGATAACGAAGTAATTAAATAGGAGAAATGAATGCCACCAATAAGTAGATTAACTGATATGACCACGACAGGTCATTTATGTACTCCAAAGATCAGTTTGGGGTTGACAACCAATATAAATGTATTTGTAACAGCTATGCCTGCTTGCAGAATTGGTGATAAAACAACACCACATACAATAGAAGTATCTTTAAATCCATTAGTGTGTGGACCTCATGTTGGTACAGTTCATACTGGTATTCCAACTGTACTTGTATTTGGTGGCATACCTGTATCTACAATTGGATCACAATGTGATGTTGCAGGGTTTCATACAACGGGCGCTCCAACTGTTATAGCAGGAGGTACAGGTGGTGGAGCACAACCACCTGCAGATGGTAGTAGAAATTCTTTAGGCCAACAAACTGGTGGTGGTGCTAGACAAGGTTTTGCACCATAACAGAGATTACGAAATTTACACGCTGATAACTTTTAAGGAGAAATACTATGACTGATGCAGGAGACTATTCAGAAGTAAGTCAACTTAGAACGAGATGCACCATACTAGAGTCCCAGATACAAATACTAGAGACACAAAACTCAGAACTCAAACACAAACTGAGTCATATACACCCAGACACCCTATCTAGTACAGACGATAAAATCACAGAGTGGAAAGACGTAGGAAAGGTCGGTAAGTT